TCGCTAGTCAGGGCGTTACGTATCTCCAGTTGGCAGAGGATTCTGAGGTGATTAACTTCACCTCGGAGTTCTTTCCAGAAGCTACAACAGAACTCCACTGGACTGCCAGCGTAGGCAACCTACACACGTACATTGATATGACAGTTGAGGGTATACTCCGGGCTGTCAAAGCCACAGACCACAGGTGTTACCTAACTGGAACTGGTAACTTCAGGGAGAAGGTTGCTACTTGGGGTAAGTACAAAGGTGGCAGGGGTGCTAAGCCACGTCTGTACAAGGCAGCAAGAGAGTACCTAGTGCAACGCTGGGGTGCAGAAGTAGTCAATGGTATTGAAGCTGATGATGCTCTTGGTATCTACCAGTGCTCACATAAGAACACTGTGATCTGTAGCATTGACAAGGACTTGCTTATGATACCCGGTGACCACTACAACTTCAGCAAAGGCGTACACATGAAGGTAGAACCTATTGAAGCCTACCGTAACTTCTATAAGCAGTGCCTCACTGGTGACACGATTGATAACATTCCGGGGTTGCGTAAGTGGACTGGCAGGAATGCAACTAAGGCCATGAAGGAGGAGATTGATAAGCTGGATACACCAGAGGATATGGAAACATTCGTTACAGACTGTTACCTTCTTGCTGGTGCTACTCTAGAAGAGTTCAATGAGACAGCTACGCTGCTTTGGATACTACGTAAGGTGCCAGTATGAGTGAGTATGACAGTAAGTTTGAAGAGTTGCTGCACAAGGGGCCACTCAAAGGGCTAACCCACCACCCACCACCAGTAGAGTATGAGGTTCCAGCACGCAAGTCACGGTATGAACCAGACTTCCAACTGAAACCTAACTACCTACTGGAAGCTAAGGGTAGGTTCAGGACTATGGCCGAAGCAAACAAGTACATCTGGGTAAGGGACAGTAACCCAGAGATAACACTGGAGTTCGTGTTTGAGAACCCAGACTGTCCAATGCCGGGTGCAAGACGGCGGAAGGATGGTACTAAGTTCACGCACAGGGAGTGGGCAGAGAAGAATGGATTCAAATGGAGGCATTACCCAAATATACGAGGTGGTAAACGTGTCAAACGAAGACGTCGTTCAGAAGAGTAGGGCAGCAGACCTTATATACGTAGCAGTAATACTTGTGTCTGCATTTTTCATATATGATCTGGTTCTAAATAGCAAGGACTTTGTGCTGGACAGGGCTTACAAGTCAGCCATAATTTACGCAGCGGAGACTAACAGGAAACTCAGTGATGTTATCTGTGAGTACAAGTCCGATATGGAAGGTAAGACTGCTTGTAATATTATCTTCTCTGGTAACGTAGAGACAGTGGATTGTGTCACTGGGTTCTACCATTTCGTACTCAAGTCAGAGCAGACTTGCTACAGTAGAGGTACCGTATATGCAAGATAAGATACCATGTGTGAAGCAGATCACAGCAGGGGAACTGCTCTACATTAACGAGACCCTACGGTGTTGCCTGATCACACTCACTGACCATGATGTTACCATCACGTATGATCTGGAAGAGATGATCAGGGAATCACATAGCATACTCAGCTCCATACTCGGAGGAAAGAATGAAGATACTGGTAATCCCAGATAGCCACGCAACCCACGGAGTCAGCAATGAGCGGTTCGATTGGGTTGGTAACTGCATAGTTGAGGAAAGACCAGACATCATCATTGATATAGGCGACAGTGCTGATATGTCTTCACTGTGCAAGTACGACATGGGTACTGTCGCTGCTGAGGGCCGTAGATACTTCGAGGATTTACAGGTGTACCACGATGCTTGTGCTAGGTTGTTTACACCAGTGAGACGCTTCCAAAATAAGATTGCTACACATAAGAAAAAGAAGTATAATCCTCGGTTCATCAAGTGCCACGGCAACCATGAAGCACGTATTGATAAGGCTGCTAAGGCTACCCCTAACCTGTATGGGCACTTGTCCTACCGGGATCTCAAGGAAGAAGAGTTTGGCTGGGAGGTACACAAGTACCTTACTCCTGTTACTATCGAGGGTATCACATTTCAACACTGCTTCACCTCTGGTGTCATGGGGCGTCCTATCGGTGGTGAGAATGTGGCATCAGCTATAGTAAAGAAAGGGTACTGCTCCTGTGTACAGGGTCACAGTCACACACTGGACTTCTGGGAAGACCGGGCTGCTCATGGCGGTAAGGTGTTTGGGTTAAGTGTTGGGTGCTACCTAGATCACGGCATGGACTACACGAGTGAGCAGGGGCGTTGGTGGTCTGGCCTTGTTATGCTACACGGAGCACAGAATGGTTACGCTACACCAGAGTTTATCACTTACAATGAGGTTAAAAAACGATATGGATAATGTACAGTACCCAGACCACTACACATTTGGTACCGTTGAGTGTATTGCTGCAATAGAGGCAAGCATGAGCCGGGAAGCCTTTCTTGGGTTCCTTAAAGGGAACATCATGAAGTACATCTGGAGGTACGAACGCAAGGGTTCCTTAGAATCCCTTGAGAAAGCAGAGTGGTACCTGCGTCGTATGATTAAGTTGAAAGCTGAGGGGGTGAAGTAATGGTAACACCAGACTACTCACGAGATGGCTTGCTCACTGAGTACGCCAAGAAAATGATCACAGATAGATACTTATGGGGTGACGAGCGATCACCGCAGGATGCTTTTCGGAGGGCTTCAATCTATGGCGCAACGTATAAAGGGACTACTGACTGGGATCTTGCTAATCGTCTGTACAATTATAGTAGCAATCTCTGGTTCATGTTTGCTACTCCTATTCTTAGTAATGGTGGTACCACTCGGGGGTATCCTATTAGTTGCTTCCTCAATTATGTCCCAGATTCGAGAAAAGGTTTAAGCGAGCACTACGATGAGAATATATGGTTGGCTTCTGGTGGTGGTGGCATTGGTAGTTTTTGGGGTGATGTGCGAAGCGACGGGACGGCTACCGCAAATGGCAGCAAGTCTACTGGCTGCATCCCTTTTATCCACGTTGTTGATTCGCAGATGTTAGCATTCAACCAAGGCACCAACAGACGTGGTGCCTGTGCTACCTACATGAACATAACCCACCCAGAAGTGGAAGAGTTCATTGACATGCGTAAGTCAACAGGTGGTGACCCGCATCGCCGTAACACCAACCTGCACCATGGGGTTGTACTTACCGAAGACTTCCTGTATGCGGTATCACACGACCTTAGCTGGGATCTAATAGACCCACACACCGACATTGTTATTAAGACAATGAAGGCTCGTGACCTGTGGTTCAAGATTCTAGAAGCACGAGCTGAAACAGGTGAGCCATTCTTGGTTAACTACGACAACATGAATGACGCATTGCCTGATCAAATGAAAGCAAAAGGGCTGAAGGTACTCCATAGCAACTTGTGTACTGAGATCACCCTTCCTGTCAATGAGAATAGAACAGCAGTGTGCTGCTTGTCCTCAGTGAATGTTGAGAAGTTCGATGAGTGGAGAACTAACGTTAGGTTCATTGGCGACCTTATTACCATGTTGGATAACGTGTTGGATAACTTCATATCAGAAGCCTCTCATTCACCGGGGATGCGCAAGGCAGTATACTCCGCTGTACAAGAGAGAAGCATTGGCCTTGGTGCGATGGGGTTCCACTCATACCTACAGTCCATTGGTGTTCCTATTGAATCAGCTGTAGCCAAGGGTATTAACATTAGGGTATTCTCACATATAAAGAATGATGCAGTTGAAACCTCTAGACGCCTTGCAAACACCCGTGGTGAAGCTCCTGATATGGCTGGCACTGGGCTTCGTAATGCTCACCTATTGGCTGTTGCTCCCAACGCCAGTAGCTCGGTCATCTGCGGTGGTACTTCGCCGTCTATTGAACCGTTTAGAGCCAACGTGTACACACAGAAAGGTGTAGTTGGCTCCTCTCAGGTGCGTAACAAGTACCTAGAGAAGCTGATACACGAGCGCCTCGATGGTGACTACAAGGCTATTGAAGCTGTATGGGCACTGATATATGAGGATGAAGGTAGTGTTGCTAACATTAGCATTCTTACTGACTATGAGAAAGATATATTCAAGACGTTCCCAGAGATAGACCAGATGGCTTTAGTTGAACTGGCTATTGACAGGCAAGAGTATATATGTCAAGGTCAGTCATTGAACCTGTCGTTCATCACCCCACCAAGTGACGCACCACAGGAGACACATGACAGGTTCATGCAGTACGTTAGTGATGTTCACTTTCGTGCTATACGTGATCTTAAGACTATCTACTACTACCGAGGCAGAGAAGCTACCAAGGTTGAGAACGTAGACATGAAGATCCCACAGAGGAAGGATTCAGATTGCTTCTTCTGTGAGGGGTAACTATCAAAGTTCCATAAGACGGCCTCAGCCTCTGCCAGTAGGTACGCTGGGGTTCTCACCAATGACTCATATAGTGTCCATAAGGACGCTTAATGGCTCATATACTATCCATGAGGACACTAACATGCAAAAAGATATTAAGTTTGAGGAAGTACAGGACGCTGTTGTAGAGTGGGCAGAGAAGCGCGGGATTACCTCACAGGCCCCAAGGTTGCAACTGCTGAAGACTATGGAAGAACTGGGTGAACTCTGTGCTGCTGTGCTACGCAAGGATAAAGAAGGGGAAGTTGATGCTATTGGTGACGTGCTTGTTACCTTGATTATCTACTGTGAGATGCAGAACCTTGACATTACCCGCTGCTTGCTGCGTGCTTACAACGAGATAGCCGGGAGAGAAGGGGCTATAGTTGATGGCGTGTTCGTTAAGGCATAGCCGTGGACGACGATAGAGTAATAAACTATCTTAAGTCCCTCTCAGCTAGTGCAAATATTGCAACAACTGGGAACGTATCAACAAAGTACTTGTTTGATTCAGCATTAGAGGTTGCCTATATTATTCTACGAGAGGCAGACACACGTAGCGATGCGTACCGTAGAGCACAGAAGTTCATTGAAGGGTACACCGCATTCACCGGGTACCTACAAGATAAGGAGATATACTGATGAGTAACTTGTTTAAGCCAAGGGAATACTACAAGCCATTTGATTATCCTTGGGCATTCGACTACTACCGCAAGCAAAGCTCAGAGATGCACTGGGTACCAGAGGACGTTCCTCTTCACGAGGACATACGTGATTGGAACACTAAGCTATCCCCGGTGCAAAAGGAAGTAGTAACACAGATCCTCAACCTGTTCACACAGAGTGACGTTGACGTAGGCGCTGCTTACTACGAAAAGTTCATCCCCATGTTCCCTGTGCCAGAGATACGCATGATGCTGGGGGCCTTTGCTAACATGGAGTCAGTACATCAACATGCGTACTCACACTTCACAGACACCATAGGACTGCCTGTATCGACGTATAAGGCGTTTTATGAGTATGAGGCTATGAGGGATAAGCATGACTACCTATCGTTGCTTACGAGTGATTATAGTGCGTCTAACGTGCTAAAGAATATAGCCATCTACTCTGCCTTCACTGAGGGGATGCAGTTGTTCTCCTCGTTTGCTATCCTTCTGAAGTTCCCACATGAGGGGCTGATGAAAGGAATGGGTCAGATTGTTAGCTACAGTATCAAGGATGAGTCAGTTCACGTAGAGGGTATGATCCGCTTGTTCCACGAGGTGAAGAAGGAGAACATGGGAGCATGGGATGATAGCTGCAAGGAAGCTGTTAAGGATGCTGCTGAAGTGATGTGTAACCTTGAGCACCGATTTGTGGACAAGGTGTTCGAGATAGGAGACTTACCAAATCTAAGGAAGGGTGATGTTAAAAGATATAATATGTATATTGCTGACCGTCGTCTGCTTCAGCTTGGATTGGAGCCAATATTTGGGGTAAAAGACAACCCGCTTCCATTCATAAGTGAGGTTCTTGGGGTGGAATTTGCTGACTTCTTCAGCACAAGAGCCACTGCTTACATGAAAGGCGGGTTGAAGGGGAACCGTACTAGCGTAACCTTTCCTCCACCTGTTTCTCCAAGCGTAGTATATCCTTTTTAAGACGGTCGATCTCTAACCAGACGGCCTTCTTATCAGCAAGGAACTCATACTCAATCTTAGCAACACGTTCTGTCATCTCCTCCCTGTACTCTTTAGCTTCAAGCAGGGAGGGGGCGACAGACTCCGTTAGCTGATCCCTCATGTAAGCCACGTCACGAACAGTCTCACTAAATACCCAGACAATACCTATCAGGTACCCAACGACTTGAGCAATTGTGGATAACTTGACTGTGTACTCTGAGTTGTTAGACATTGTTAGACATTCCTAGACATTACACCTTGCCTGACTTACTACCCTTGATAACCAGCTTCTTCCCCTTGGCCTCGGATTCCTTGATTCTCCCACCAAGTACACGCATCCCTGACTCTGTTCTGTAAGTGATCATTACGTCATTGTTCTTCAGTTGCTCCACTTCGTAGGATACAATAGGTTCACTCCCTGTTTCCTTGGCAACCATGTTGTACTCGGCAGCTCTACGCTTGACTAACCCCGGTAGTACCCAACGTTCATCCTTGGGGATGTTAGGGCCTTTGCTCTGGGTTACTACATCAAGCAAATTATAGGAGAAAGCCTTGTGGTTTCCGCTCTCCAGTGCTTTCTTCTGTGCAGGGAACAGCTTGCCTGAGTTCCACATCATGCTCATAGCAGCCATCTTAACTCCGTGTGGCATGTAATCTACGTTGGGTAACTGCTCGTTGAGCACTTCCTCATAGCGCGAGGCTACCCTCTTAGCGAATGTGTCGTAGTCCTCATCCTGTTCCTGATTTAACCCAAGGGTATTGACTACACCATATGGGCCAGTCTTGATCCCACCCGGGTCTTTGTGGTGCTCAGTGCCTTCCCACTTACCCAAGTGCTCAAAGAAATCATCCACAAACGTAGCGTTCTTACCCTTCCCAGTTTCCATAGTCTGTGCCTTCTTATCTTGTATAATAGCCATCAGTACACCATCAAGTTGAGCACCAGTTACTTCGTCTGGTATCTCAAATTGTTCCCCTTCTATATCGTAGACTGCCATTATTGTTTAACCTTCTTGACAATAACCCCACCAAAGTCCTTCTCTGTCCAGTCGTACCCGGTATCACCTTGCGTAGCTGGCGACACAATGTCTTCTGGTGCTAACATCTCTGTCTCCGGCTCTGGTTGCTGTCTGTTCTGGAATGAGTTAGCGAAGGACATGTTGAGATACTCTGCTACCTTCTCAGGGGAATCAATGTCGGTACCCTTGAGTAGACCAGATCTGCTGTTTAAGTTTATAGCTTTCACCATATCCTTGAGGTATGTTGGGACAAGTGTCTCTTGGTAGTGCCTCTCTTTCCGTTGTGCATTTTTTGCACCTATCTTACCAGTGATACCATCTGGGAGCGATAGCACAACGTCATTACCTACGGCCTTGAACTTAACACGACCCATGATGACAGCTTCCCCAAGGGTCATAGTCTCATTCATCTTAGATTGATCCAGACGTTTCTGTCGGATAGCTACAAAGTCAGACTCAAAGCTCTCTGTTGGCAAGCTAATCTCCATAGCCCTAGCTACACTGGAGTACCCTGCGATCATGTCTGCCATGCTCATCTGTACCAGAACCTTAGCTTCTTGGTTGTTAGCGATACCGTTGAAGTTCTTTGGATCACCCATGAGCGTAATGACGTGACGAGGGGATACCTCTTGTAGCTGCTTCAAGCTATCCACACGTGTTTCTGGTTTGGTTATCTGGTTAGCAACTACGTTAGTTAGAAGTGCCGGGTGGACTTGCTCATCAAAGATTTCCTGTGCAGATTTCCCTGTTTCCTGCTGGAGCTTCTCAACTGCCTCTGCCGCGTCTGGGAACTGCTCACGGAGCCCCCTGAGTTCTGGTAGGCCGTTGGCTTCTGCTGTGATTAGGACAGCCAACTTCGGCTTCATAGAATTATACACCGTACCTATGTTCCAATTTTCCAGTGCTTCATCCCTTTTGATTAGCATCTGTGTTTGTACTTCGGGTGGGAACATGCTACCCATCAGCAACCAAGGGTCATGTTCGTAGGCACCTAACTCTGCAATGGTTTTAATATACTTTAAGGTGTCCTCAGAGGACTTAAATTTGTCTAGTTGATCAGCCATTCTTTCAAGGTTAGAGAACCCAATGTCGATAGCTTGTGATACCTCTGTGTCAAGCGTTGCTGGGATAGCACCTCCTTTTAACATGGTGGAGGATTGTGACATAACACGATCATAAACGGCCTGCTTCGTCTGAAGTATCTTTGCTTTTACTAAGGAAGGATCAATACGCTCACCTCTACGAAGGGCATCCTCTAGCTGTGCAATCACACCACTTGTTCTAAGTGAAGTTAACTCTACCCTTACTGACTTTTGTGCTAGTGAAATCGTAGCATTAAGTAGCTCTTCCCCTTTAAGGTTTTGTCTATCTACACCGACCTTCTCTTGGTTGTACCTCATCAGAGCAGACTCTTGAGAAGCAATTGCTTTCTCTGCTGCGCCTATCGAAATATTGTTATCCATTGACCATTGAACTATTCTGTTAGCCATAGCTTGGCCCCAAAACTCAGTCAGACCCTTCATCACTGGGTCGGTATCAGCCTCTTCCTCGCGCTTCTTAAGCAACTTGTTAACCTGCTTAATCCTTGAGCCTGATGGGTCGAACCCTACTACATCAGCAAACCCCTTGGCGATAATATCACCATAAGCCCCGCCTGTGGATGCACGTAGTCTACGCATCTCAATCTCAAGCTCAATCCCCATAGCTTCTTCTGTGAGGAGTCCTTGGTCATGCTTACGCTTTAGGCGCATGGCTGAATCAGTTGTTAACTTAGAGATTCTCTCCTCATCCTCAGAAAGAATTGTCAGTGCTTCTGCTGTAATTCGGTCACTCACTCGCTCACCTTCGGCAATACCAAAGGATCTCATGCGCTCCTCAAGCTGCGCCTTAGCTGCTGCCTGCTGCTTCTCTCGTTCTTCCTTCTCTGCCTTGGCAACACGGTAGTCTATCTCAGCTTGCTCACCTTTGATACGGGAGACCTGCTTGATGCCATCAAGAGCTGCACCGGCTACTTGTAGCAACCCGCCTGCAACATTAGAGCTTGGCTCAAGCGGAGTCCGTGCTTCTGCTACTGGAATCTCTGGTAAAATATTTCTAGCCATTAGTCACCCACCCCTAATTTGGTATTCGCTGCTGCACCGAGGATACCTTGTTCAATTTCCCCGCGAACCTGATTCTTAATCCCGTCGAAGTACTGCTTATCTTCCTTAGACATATCAATAGCTGTGTTCCACACTGACGCCATGAGTTCCGCTTTCTTAGACTCACTAGGGATAGACCGTAATATAGCTGCCATCCGTGAGATAAGCTCTGATCGGGACTCCTCATTACTTATATCATAATTTCTTGAGTAAAACAAAAAGATCTTTCTCATCTCTTTGATGTACTCTCTGGTTCTCTCCTGCTGGAATCGCTTGATCTCATCTGCGTGGTACACTTCTGCTAGGTCAGAGGAGACTACACCGAGTGACATCATCAGTGCCTCAAACCCTGCTGCGTCTGATTGCTGTAGGATACCTGTGGTACTACGCACTTCATCAAACCACCAAGCCTTAAATCCCTTGGATGCGTTACGGAACGACGAAGTCACAGACAGTGTAGACCCAAGCACTCTAAGGTAATCCCCTGTTGATGGGAACTCGTGTGTCTCCAACGCAGAGAAAGTGACATTCTTGAGCACACCCCAAGTCTCACTGAACCTCTCATAGATACCGCCAGTAGCACCGGCTGCCGTGGTCACAAAGCTCTTCTCAAACAGAGCTTCATCTATTGTACGATCAAGACCTGCCAACGGAGAAAACCGTGAACCGATTTCATATTGCTGCCCATCACCAGATAACATGGACACCCAGAGTGTAGCCATTCCAGCCAGCCCGTTAGTGACAAAGGCTTCTGCTGATTCGTCAATGAACCCCGGATCTTCCTCTTCTGGTTCATCACTCTTGGTCATCTCTTTATAGGTTCTCATCAAGGAGCTACCGATTGGCGTACCTGCTGCACCATAGATGGCAGATATACCAATGAATATACGCCATGCTTCCTCACGAGTGAAGTTGCCTGATCCTTTTAAACCTATAGCCGGGGCCATGTTGGTGAGCATCTTGGCGAAGATCTGGTAGAACTGGGTAGGCACAGAGAGTACACCTTTCTGCCACTGAGCACGGTTAGCTTTACCCATTTCAAAAGAGAACTCATTAGTCCTTTGTACAATCTGTCGTAGCGCTGAGTCATCAACAACCTTACCCGGAAATTTCTCAACCCACTCATCGTAAGCCACAATGAAGTTTATTCTCTTCTCAGAGAGAACCCCGGTGCGATAGAAGACTTGACCTTTCTCTGCTAAGTTAGTCAAGCCAGCTCCTGTGAGCTTCTTACCAGACTGTATAGCAGCGTAGTCTGCTGTGTTAACAGCAGAGTCATAGTACCCGGCCTTCTCCCATGCCCTCCATAACTGATCTATCTGCTCGTCAGTCATCTTAGCACCGAACACTTTGCGTAGGTGTGGGTAGAGGGTCTTAGCTTTGCCGCCGCCACGCGCTGCGTGGTCTAGCGTTGCTAGTACAAACTGCTTAGAGAACGCACCAGCCCACTTCTCCTTGTGCATGGCGAATGTAACTGCGGATTGCTGGGCTTGTACAAACATCTGTACTGGGTTAAACATTCCTAAGTACAAGTTGAAGTTTGAATTAAGTATGAACCCAAGTGGGTCTCCCTTCTTAGCCCACATAGACAACGGCGTAATTGTTGTAGATGCAAATCTACTCAGGGGCTTGAACTTACTCTTCTCTTTACCAAGAGACCACTCATAGGTATGTTGCATCAGGTTAGACCACCACTTCTCTTCAGTAGTAGGCAATCGCATCCACTCATCAATCTGCCTGCGGACATCCATGAGTTCTTTATGACGTGGGTGGTTAGGGGCTAATGATGCAGTAGCAAAAGTAGCGCTATGGTTCAGCCCCGGATCAGCTATTTTCATCTCGTTGAGCCACTGTTGTTCAACCCGGAGGCGCATCTCGTTCCTAGCTACAAACCCTGATAAGTTGTTGAGGTACCTTGCAAGTGAATCAAATGCACCGACACGTTCAGCCCTAGCTAGATCTTTCCCATACGCTATTGGTTTCCCTGCACGAGAACGTGAGAACATCATAGCTACGCCCTCACGACCACCAGTGGATAGCCCAGAAGCCACTGCTTCCCGGTCTTCCAGAATAGTGAACTTACTAGGGTCATCCTGCTTAGCAATGAACTCCTCTGCTTCGACCTTACTATTAGTCTGCATAACAGCAACCATACGCTCCGATGGTCTACCATTGACAGTCTGCTTGACCGTGGACTTAACCCAGTATGCAGAGTCGTACACACGTGGTAAGTAGTTAATACGATAGCCACGTGCCTTAGCTGCGTAGCTTGCGAGGTCAACCAGCTCATCCTTGGGAACGAAGGCGAGTGTGTACAGGTCTTTGCTATTACCCTGTAAAGCCCTAGCTTCTGCGAACTCAACAAGGCGGTACCCATCTAGCAACAACTGATCAATCTCTTCGTTACTGAGTTGCACGAGCTTGTTCATGTTCTTATGAGGTAGGTACACAGACGTACCGTGGAGCACTGAGAACGTTCTAAGATCCTCTGGGTCTAACTTGTGTAGCTTCGCTGGGCCGCCACCTGTGAGCGAGTTATCTACTACACCGTGGAATCCCTTGGCTATGGAGCGGCGGATCTCTTCAGCATCACCAAGTCTAGCCAGTTGGTCAAGTACGTCACGTGTGTTGTAGAAAGCCTTGCGCTCATCTGGGTCAAGCCGTAGCTGCAAGTCCATCATGGTGCCATCGTTCAGCTTGACAAACCCCGTAGCCAACTCATCATCGGTTGGTACACGACTGAGCATACCATCAGAGGATATATCATCCAGCTTCTCAAGTACGTTCCCAAGTCTGAGCAGTTTCTGCTTATCGGCTTTCTTAATGAAGGTGGTTCCTATTGGTTTGAAAGCATCCGCGAATAGTTTCCTGAATGCTCCTGCTAGTTTAGAATCAATGTTCTCAATTCGTAGCATTTCCTTGGCTACCTGACGGAACTCCCCGTTGTACTTAGTGATTGTGTCTGCGAGGAATCCTTTTACAAGGCCTACTTTCTGATCCCCTATAGCACCAGTAATTTCGTCTACGGTGAATAGTTCTTCCTTGGTGATGATGGAGTTAGTAGGCGTCTTTGATATACTCTCAAGCCCAACGGCTGAGTCTGTAACCTTCTCAATAAGCACAGCATCCTTTGCATTGAAGTAGATCTCAACATTGTGAGATGCGCCACCTGTCTGCTTTCCGCCAATGTGACGTACACCGTGGTACCCTTTCTCCTCTAAGATACCTTGAATTGTATCCATGTACCCTTGAACGTCATCTGCCGACTCCCCAAAGTACTCGCTCTCTGCACGAAGCTCGTCGTACACATCCCGCAGAGTCTTAACGTCTGGGTTCTCCATGACCTCCCTTACAAGACCAGAGGTTTCACCTATCTTACGTAACCGGAGCCTCATATCTGGTTCAAGGTTAGCCTCTAGGTCATACAACTTCAAGTCTTTCTTGGGAGTAACCTTGTATATAGTCGGAGTTTTACCCTTACCTTTCTTAGAGTAACCTTTCGCGACGTCGAGGGAGTCGGTGGTGTAGAACCCCTGACCATAGAGATTCATTGTGCTATATGTGAACTCCTGAAGCTCACCTATTTCGCTGCTTGTCCCATGAAAACGCCCAGACTGTGCGGGAATAGTTACATCATCAATGGTACTGTCTGCGGTTCTCAGCTCATACGTGAACTTAACAACAGTGGGAGAAACCTCCTCTTGCTTCACTAACCGTACTTGTGCATCACGTGCAGCTCTGCTCAGGAATGACCGGGACAAATTGAGATTCTTGTTTGACCCAGCCAAGGCCTTCAGCTTAGAGTATCTCTCGTCACCGAGTAGTAATGATAGTCGTGGGCCTATAGTTTTATCCAGTTCGTCAAAACCAATCATCTTAACTTTCGGGTCTGCTAGAAGTGTGCTCTCTAGCTGCTTCTTGGCTGCTTCTAGCTGCTGCGGCATATCATTTGCGGCTTTAGCTAGGGCTGCATCATCGAATAGACGCTCTCTTAATAAGAATTGGCCGCTAATAATGTTGTCCACAAGCCAGCTTGCTTTCTCCTTAACGGTACGCATCTCGTCATACAATGGCAGTGTAGCCCCGGCCTTATACATACCATCAGGCGCTGACGGGTCTAGCTTCAACACTGCTTCAGTCTGGCTCATTGTGGGTGAAACAGAGTTCCCCGATGCAACATTAGCGAGCACTTCTTTGGCTTTCTGTGGGTTGATCTCGGCCAGCTTATCCGCTGGGCGGCTCTTTACCAGCTTGTCTCTTGCGAGCCTAGTGAGACCTTGTATTTGCTTGGTGGCAGCCTGAACCTTGGCACCCTTAGCCGTACCAACGAGCGCATCCTTTGCAAGCCCAAAAAGAGGTATGAGGTCAAGCAGCTCTAAACTAGCCCACCCACCACCATTCACGCCCCAGAACGAGTCAAACTCTTCTGCTCCATTAGGGTCACGCAGTATACGAAGCATCTCAAGTACTTTACTCTTCTCCATGTACTCAGATAGACCAGTAATGTACGTAACTACCGCAGCCTTGTCCTCATCTGTCCCTGAGTGGAACTTACGGTGTAACTTTCCTAAGTTATCACCCTTGAAGATATTACCAACCATGTCCCAGTTATCTTCAATGGTCTCAAATGGCATCATCCCAGAAGCAAAGTCTTGCACCTTCTCCATAGTAGTGTACCCAGCCATGGTATCCGCGATAGCTAGATCCACAGTTTCCTGTACTACCATATAGTTGTGCGTTTGGTTCTTAATACGCTCCCACATAGCACCGGGGGCAGAGTTCTGGTACACGAAGTTAACAGCTTCCTTCTCGTCCTCGTCCATACCGTCAGCGCTAACTGTAGCTTTGTACGCTGTGTCCACGGTTGCAAATGGGTCAACCTCTGGGTTAGCCAGATCCTTGCTGGCTTCGGATTGGATGAACTCTTTTGGGTTTACTGGAGTACCAACAACTTCCTTACGCTCATCAGACACAGGCTTACTCGCTGCTTCTGTGGGGAAGTCTGCGAACAGGGAGTCATAGAAACCATCTGTGAAATCACGCATATCCATTATCTACGGCCCCGTGGGATGTGTAGTGGTGGTTGAGCACCGGGTGATTCAGGAATTGATGGAGAGTACAACGACAGGCCGGTCGTGGCTAAGCTGCTTAGTGCTCCCCAGTTCTGCGCCTGTTGAGTGTACACCGTAGCTTTATCAAGCTGCCTAAGTCTCTGGTTATTGGCACTCTCCAGCGTACTCTGTAGAGACACATTGGAGCCTAACTGGGTTTGCAAAGAGGATAGTTGTTGTCTCACAGGCGTCCCACCGAGAGCACCGATAGCTCCGGCCTGAGCTGTGTAGGTCGCTTGCATTATGATTGCTTCACGGATAGCACGACGCCGAGCGGTTGTGTTCTGTATCTCGGCTGCCCTGCGTTCTACTTGCCCAGCTCTGCGTTGAGCCTTGGCTGCTTTCTGCGCTTGCCTTGCCGACTGTATTTGTGAGCCTACTGCTAGGCCTACTAAAGCTGAGATCCCCATAACTAAATCCTCTTAGAGTACACTACGTCTTGAACCCTGTACCCCATCACATCCATTACAGAGCACAATGCTGTATCTTTCTTAGCGTGCCAAGTGATGAACTTAGCACCCCTACCAGCAGCTAACTCTTCAGTTTTCCTAATGAGTTCCCCGCCTGCGCCTAACTTGCGTACCGCTTGGTCAACAAATAGGACATCGTTCTGGTAGAAAGTCATACCACGGTAGTGCAAGTGCTGCCCAACAAACCCTACCGAGTACCCAACTACGTTGGCTTGGTTGTAGCAAACTAATGATAGAAGGATGCCTTGGTCTTCTAACATCTGGTACTTAACCATATCTGGGTCTAGCACCATGATGTCCTTCTCTGTTGCTAGTTCGTCTCGGTGCTTCTGTGCCAACTCTCTTACGGCACCAAAGAGGTCACTGATACCGATCTCCCTCACAATAAACGCATTACTTACTGTTGACTGCATAACTTGTTTCCCACCCAAGTAGATGAAAGTCTTTACCTGAAACAGACTCGAATCTATATTGTAGCACTTTCCCCATCCCACGTATAGCAATCTTATTTTGGTTTACTAAGTACCCATAATCAAATGGGTCGTCCTCATCCTCTGCTACATAGAGGTCTTTCAGCCTATATATCTCGTCTATCACATGCCACCGATTTGAAGAAGCAGAGTTAGAGTAATCCCATTTAGCTGTGAGTTTACAGCCAGACTGATTAGACAGCACGATGTTTCCAGAACCGTCATCTTCAAACCCATCCTCTGTTATCTGAAACATTGTCTGCAAAGTGAGTGCTTGCTTGTCTCTACCGAAATCCCCAAGGTTCTCAAACGCAGTCTCTGCGTAGCTGCTGTAGTCTGCACCAGCACCATCAGCGGTTGCCCAGTCCACCATAGCCCTGTTGCTCATCTCGGAGAAAGTAATGTTCTTAGTGTTAGTCCCCTGCCCCGGCACCACTGTCAACAGCTTGAGTGATGGGGTAGCACCCCCGGTAGACGGGGTGGAGATATTTGCTACAACGTCGTTAGCTCCCTGAACAACATCGTCAGTACCTACGATAACATCGTAGAGAACACTTGTGTTACCAAGTGAAGACGTGGGGATAGCACCGGATATATAGGGTGTGGCTGCTTCAAGTGCAGAGAACGAGTGCTTATAGAAAGCATTCAGGTTCAAATCGAATACTATCGCGGAATCGTAGTAGTACCTACTAGTAACGCCATCAGTAGTGGAGGAGTAGAACCACCAGATGATATTGTTAACCCGGTCGTGTACACCATTAGCAAATTCTTTTGATGATTGTTGTATGTGGTCATAGTGGCTCTGTATTGTGCTTATAGAAATATTTGTTACAACAAGGTTGCCAAAGTCATTCGGGCCAATTGAGTAGATAGCATTGTACCCAAAGAAGTAGATAACGCTGTTAACCTCAACAGCCGAGTAGCTTCCTAAGAAGTTCACCGATGAAATCTTGTTTACTTGGTAGTTAGTTGGAGAGAACGCCCTGTCCCCACCAGAGATGATCCAGATCCCTGATTCTGATCCTATTACCAGCTTGTCATTACTAACCCCCAAGTACTTTATCTTCCCAGCCTCTGACAACGGGATAAACCCACCGTCTGTGTCCAGTGGATCAGAGATGAATGGGTCTGTTGGGTCGTTGATAGAGTAGCACTTACCAATATCATTGAAGTCTTTCAGAGTTTGGGAGAAGTATAGCCCCGCCTCTATGTTATCAGAGTCTACCCCTGCGTAGAATACCCGTCCTTGGTAGTACACAGCCAAGCGGAACCTAACGTCTGGCTCTGTAGTACCAGCAACACCACCTACACCTGAAGCCGCCTGTCTATCTTGGTTGAACAGGTCAAGTATGTAGTGGCCAGAGGGTGAAACACCCGTGGAGAGGAACTTGCGGTTGAGGATAAATGGGTTAAACGCATCGTTAACAGTGTTGGAACTTGGAGAAGACTCAACAAAGAAAGAGAACGTGTCCGTAATTGACGGGTACACACCCATTGTAGAATATGTGTAGTCAATTGTGTTTGTAGAAGCAGTGTAGCCACTACCAGCCTCAGTAGTCCACACATCAAACGAGGTGGGCCACCCAGCATTCTGGAGGTTGTACCTCCGTGCGGACGGCAGTGTAGCACCAGAGTACCGCTCGGTTTCCTCTAGACCGTCCTCTACACCAGAGAAGTCACGGATCTGTATAGACACTGCGGTGGAGGATAGTACACCGGTTGACAGCTCTTCAATGTAGAACGGGTCAATGTACTTACCTGTTACTAGGAACTTACCCTTTATTGACTGACCCCATATAGGGTTTGACTTTGCGTTGTAGAAGTTCCCTGTAGTTGCGTAGTCAGCGATGCTAACAGAACCAACCAGATAACTAGAAACATTGCTTTCGTAAGCTCTAAACACATATAAGTATTCTCCGAATTGAACAACGTAATATGACTTGTCGCCCTCATTCCTAACGTTAGTCCATTCGTAGATTGGAATAGCGAACCTAGAGGCATCATCCTCTGAAGGCTCATTGGCTAATGTTACGGGGTCTATGTTGTACCCGCTCTCATAGTCAACACCAAGGCGTCTGCGTACAGACCCGTCCCTCTTGATGACTACATTGAGGATGTCATAGGCAATATCTTCAGGCGTGGATAAAGGGGATACCTCAGTGATATACCCCTTGATAAAGCTCAGGTGTGGCTTAGTTGCTGCTACTCTGGACACGCCGGTACCCTCTTGTGTTCGCTAGTACTTTAGCAGCCTTCTGCTCATAGAAGCGCATAATAGCGTTCCTCGCCTCTGTCATACTTGTGAACTTACCAGAGACAGCCGCTGGTACGTCACCGCCACCCTCAAAGTACACTTCCCAGAGACCCCTATCTGCTTCCCTATACTTAAGGGACTTGGTTTCTCTGGCCTTTGGTGTGCTACTTCCTTCCGAAGTTGTGTCGTTTTTCCCCGTTACTTCTTGTGTCATTGTTATTCACCGCTCTCTGTCTTAACGCTCTCTTACCATCCACAATAGATTGTTGCTGAGCAAAGTAGATGTGACTTACTGAGGTAAGCTCAGCAAGAAAAAGAGGAAACTGACCACTAGGAAGGTCAGGAATGAAAGTATCTGAGTGAGTCCACGTCGGTTCTTTACTCGCTCCAATAACTGATTTAGCAGTTTGAAGACTGGAATCAACTTCTGAGTCATACGAATCAAATACAATATATTCATCATCAAAGGAAGTCCAATAAGTAGGGGCTTGATCATTAATAATGAACAGCTTAACATTTTGTACAGTAGTGACTATATCAATGTTATCTGCGCTGGAATCTCTGGCATGTACGTAGTCTAGGAAATCCTTCGGTGATTTGTACAACACATCCTTGTAAGTAATTGTGGTAGCTCCGGTTAGCGAAGCATCATACTTGATGAAGTACACCTCATTGACCATTTCAGGGATACGCATGTGTGTAGGTCTGGTCGTAAGACCAAGTCCCTCAAGCTGCGTCTCTATCTGAAGGTGGGGCCACCCCCCGGGCTTAGAAGTGATCAGGTCATAGTAAACATTCTTAGCTTCAATAGCAATCTGGGATGACAGTGGTGTGTCATCTATGCTATTTATCTGATCCCCAGTCATACTATTTAGCACGGATTGTACTAGGGTTACTAGGTTCATCTTTGCCATGCTATGACCCCTTGTGGGTTCTTACAATTAACAGCTCTTTTGATTTGAGGTCTAATGTTGGAGCACCACCACCTGAACCAGCGGCAACCTTGATCTGCGCACCTTGTGACAGCATAGTTGCCCCTGCGAAAATTGGTACAACGACAGACCCGTACTGGTCAACGCCGGTACCTTTTGGAACAACAAAGGTTTGCCCCCAGATTACACCAAGGGTAGCTACTTCAAGTGTTACGTCATACCAGAGTGAACCAGTCCCACCAGTGAAGTTAACAACGAAGTTGAACCGTAGAACGTAGGAGTCACCTAGTGTAGTTGGTAGGAACTTATTAGTAGAAGTGTTCCAGTAGTCACTAGCGTCTGCTGGGTCGTAGGTCTCTTTATCAGTGCCGGTGCCTAATCCATTGATAGTAACAACTGATGCAGAACCGGTGATAGCCTGTGTACCTGCGTTATCCACATAATGTTGCCACCCAGACCAAGTGCTTTGGCCTGCGGATGTAGCATCTATTTCGCTCACCTTGAGCTTGCGTAGCTCACTGGTGCCAGCGGTAGCTGCTGGTGTTATGATCTTACCAGCATCAGCAACAGTAGTACCTGATATGTGCTTTGGTTCGTGACAATCTGCGCTAGTAAGTGCTGAGTGCTGGACGTTTGCCATCATAACTCCTAAGAATTAAAGAGGAGGGAGTTGCCTCCCTCCGCTAACACTAGTTACTAAGCCTCAAGAGACTCAGTCCCTAAGAACAAGGACGGTCGGATGTACTCTACACGCACTACCCCGATACCAGCAGTCAAACTAGCAGTAACAGCTTGGTAACACAGGTATCCTGTAGTGTCTACTACTGCCCCAACAAGAGCGCCATCAAGAGCAACACAATCACCATTAGCGTCGATTTTTGCGATTTCTCCGTTGGTATCAGTCAGGAGCCCGTTGTAGTCTACTTCTGCGCCAGCAGAGGTCTTAAGGCCAATGTTGAGTTTTGCAGTTGCCCCAACGAACGCGGTTTCAACCATAAAATACCCCGCCGTAATAACAGAACCTGCCGGGATTGGGATATGGTATCCATGCGCTGCTGAGGTAGTAGTGCCAGTCGTGGTAATAGTACCGCCGTTTGTAGCGTCGATACGCATTTCCAAGATGTACTTGTTACCGTCTTGACGAAGGGAGAACGCTTCGTCGTTGTTGGTGGTACGTGTGCCGAAGCCTACTTGGAGGCCATCGGCGTTACTCCACGTCGTAGATTTTCCTTGAGTTGCCATTTGATCACCTCCTAATTAAAGTACTGACACCGTTGAGCAAACCGTTACGATTGACTCAGGACGCCACAGTTTAAGACCAAAGCGAGCGACTTGTTGGTAGTACTCAGCACGCTCTTTTGGTTCTCGCCAAGATTCAACGGTGGGCATTACGTGCCAAGCACCGAGGAACGGGTTAACATCTGGGGTAGCAGCAGAGAAGAACTGACATACTTTACCGGCACGCACGTCACGAGAACCAGTGCCATCCCGCTCATTCAAACTGGAATCACCAGAAGCCGTTGGCAGATAGTTAGACTCGTAAATGTCAAACCCCGCGATATTACGCACAAAGCGCATACCTGAAGTAAGACCAGTCTCAACCATGTCACCCCAACGAGCTTCGCTGCTGGAACCGTTAACCAGTTTCCAGTTTGCATCTGTCTCTGCCAAGAAAGCAACTTCCGGTGGGACGATTGCAATCAGGTTCGACAACGGAACGTTGGCTTTCTTGAGGATCATCTTTGCAGCAAAGAAGTCATCAATCTCGATCTCACCAGAGTTACCACCAGCAAATCGGTGGGGGACACCGTTGATCGTGTTTGCGTTGTTAGCAGTCTGACCACCGTAGGTAGAAGAGTTCACAATAGAAAGCACTTTGGTTTCGATTGTCTCTTGGATCGCACGGAGCATGCGGTCAGGGGTTGTGTTAACAATCTGAGGTGCAAGATAATTATCCTTCATGAACTCATCGGTGTACTTAACAGCGTTACCGATGTAGTCCGTGATGGAGAACGTAAATTGCCCGGTGTCAGGACGAGAAGCAGGGATCTCAACACCCTCAGTTACGTCAACGGTTGACAATTGGCCCACAGAGGAGATATTCTTGGTAGTGTTGCCACCTTCATCCCAAGGCATCCATGTGATCCACTGCTGGGCGTCCATTGCGTCCAACAGAACTTCTTTAATTTGATCAGCCCATACGGTTGACCGTTCAAGGTGCGTTGCACCCCATACACTATCCATTCCAGCCATGATTAGCTCCTATTAAGATTACTGAATTTGTGTTTAAGCATTGTTTGGAAGGAGGCTTGGTCTCGTTTTTGCATCCAATTTGACTTAGCCTCTGCGTAAAGAGCGTCAGCATGAGTATGTTTAGCATCACCTAGGATAGCAGCAGCATTAACACTAGAGCCTGTTGGTACTGGTGTGTGAGAACCCTGTGAACCAATAAGACGAGAGATAAGAGTCGGAGACTCCATCATCAACCCTTTCAGTTTATCTGGGGTTAACCCACTTTCCTTCGCAACAACTTCCAGTTTTGACGCCCATGCTTCCCCGAAGGTAGCCTTGACAATCTCTTCTGACTTCTTGAAGTTCTCTTTAGCTACCTTCTCAAGTTCTTCCGCACGAAGTGCAGCGAGTACCTGAGCCTTAAGCTCCTCCGGGCCTACATTGTTAGTCGGCAATGCCCCATCAGAATCTCGTTCTTTCATAGCTTTCATGACCTCTTCAAGTTTAACAGCGGAGTTAGCTTTTTCCTCAAGCTCACGTTTCTCTCGTTTAAGAGTTTCAATGAACTCTTCGGCAGCTTCAATTTTCTTCGCTGCATCTTCAACGCTCCAAGTTCTACCAAGGGCGTTGATCCGTAGTGCTTGGTTGTCGCCTTGCCCTGCGGGTTCTCCCTGCTGATTGTCTCCACCAGAGAAAATACTTTCATATTCTGTTGACATTTTCCACCTCTTCATACCTCATTAGCTCAAGGATTTCCTTGTATGCTGATTTCATCCCCAATATAAAAGCCTCTTTGTGTGCCCAGTTAGGATCACTAAATGAACCAAGGCTCGCTTCCGTCTTTTCAAGACCACAGAGTTTCATCTCTATGGCCTTTTTGACTACTTTATTATTAGTATCTGCTCCAACAAAGATTGCTGACAGACTATCATCGGAGATACCCAATGCAGTGCCAGCAGTCTTAAGGGTGTGGTTAAGCCTCAAAGTCTTCATCCATCACCTCCTCTTCGCCCGGTGCCGGTGTCATCATCTGCTCTTGCAGGGACACCTGAGCAATCTGCTCACGTTGTGCAAGCTCCATTCTCTCAGCAACCCTTACGTAGGGTGACACCAAGTTTTCTCCAGCATCCTTCAGTACTTTCCTCCAGAGTAGAGCTTTCTCAACTGAGGATATGTGCTGTGCCATCTCTGGGTCTTGGGCCATGGCTTGGTCAAGAGCCTGTAGGTTCTGTTGCTGTTGGTTCTGTTCTATGAAGTGACGTGCTCCAACGGGAATTACCCGGCCATTCAAGGTCAGGTCGTCGTTGGTAATCTCCATCAGTACCTTCACACCAGAAGTCGTATCATCAAACCGCACAGATTCTCTTTCTGTTAAGTGACGCTGAGAAACCTCTAGTTCTGCATTGAGAACATCTTCCACGAAGGTCTCCTCAAAATGAGCGGCTACCATCTGGAACATACGGGCAGAGGCATTAGTCAGTTGCTGCACCTCGAATGCTGTCTTCTCCCCCGGAGAACGTATACCCATCGCATCCTTGGGACTACCAGCAAACTCCTCCATCTTACGCTCTTTATCCGCTATGTGGAAATCTGCATTAAGAGCGTTGGTGTCTGGCGCTAAGTTACTTACAGAACCTTCACCAGTGGTAGCTGTCCAGATCGCACCTATCTCATGTGGGTCGTTGGAGGAGCACATTACATCACCAACTACCAACTTCTGTGAGTACAGGATACGGTCGAAGGCGTCTGCCTTTGCGTTCTCCAAATGGTTTATATAATACTGCATTCCAACCAAATTGTCAAGAGGCCCCATTGCCCACAAGTTATCTGGCCGGTGTCTCCATCCAGCATGGTAGATGAAGGGGCGACCGCTTCTGTTTCTAAGGGGCTCTGACCGCAGTACCCACAGCCGATCCATTACTGTCACTACGTGGTTCTTTAGGAACTCACCTGTAGCGTGATTGTATATGTCACCATAGAACTCTAGTATCTCCACGTAGCCTGAATCTAAATAAGCAGCGGCAGAGCCAAACCCGTCATAGGTGATCTGCATTGCTTTGTTAGTGTCTCGTGGTTTCATACCAGACGCATGAGCAGCAGTTCGTAGCTTCACTGCTTTCTCTAGGGCTTCGCGTGAGTACCCATAGGATGGCTTCTCATCAATGTCCCTCGCAATCTCGCCAAGGGTTTTCAATGACCGTACTATCTTAGGGGTTGATACAAAGTCATCTGCCAGCGGGTTAAACACAATATCATACGGGGAAATTCGTTTGACCCTTGGGCCTGCATAGGAGATGTTTACTTCACCAGTCACTGGGTCTTCGTGTGTTTCACGAGAGAAGAACACGTGAACAAAGCAGTTTCCATATAGGATGAAGTCGTTAACACATCGAGCCATCTCTACACGGAACTTAGATAAGCGATGTTTAGTATTCAGGTAGCCTTGGATCTTCTCGCGCTTATCCTTGGTAACGGAGGATTCATCTTCGCCTTCAACACTCAACCAATTACGGTTGGGGAACAACGTGCCCATCAAGTTACCATATAGGTTATCACGTATCTGGGTGAGCTTTGGTATGTGTGTAGAGTGTGACCAACCGTCACCCTCAAGTCCACCCTTGTTACCACCCTCAGTCTCTCTGGTGCTAGTAGCGTACACGTACTCTATAGTCTCTTTCCAGCGCTCTTCTGCCTGTGCTCTGTGATCCCTGAATGTATCATATTGTGATGAGATAGTCTCTGCCAGAGTATCTCGTGTCTGTACTAACTTTTGTATCTCTAGGCTAGTGCCTGTCATCTTCGTGCTCCACCAAATCTGCTATTGCCCCTAAAACGCACTACGTTGCTCTCAGAGAAGCGATTGCTTGCAGCCTTACCCGGTAGTACCATGATCTCAAGAGCGGCGCATAGAGAGTCTTCTAGATCGTCATGCGGGGGTCTCTCAAGTACTACCTCTTCCTCTAGGTCTTGAGTGAGTCCCCCTCGGTAGTGATACACCATACCAGAATCGTATCTTGGTTCTACCAACTGGGCATGACGTTCCTGCTTTTTACCATCATGAGCTGTCTTATGCTTCGCGTCTATGTTCATTATGGTTCCATTTTTACGCATGAGTTCTCTGATCTGTGCAACAACAAGAGCACCACCTGCGTTAGTCTCAATACGAACCTTCTTGAAATCCCAGTAAGAATGTAATGCAAGCAACTTGTCGTAGTACTCGCTGTACTTATTTGTTTTGAACCGTATCATGTCGAGTACAAATATGTACCCGTCACAGTCAACACCAATAACAACTACCGCCGTGTAATCAGAACGCTTACCAGTACTCCAAGCAATATCCATACCAGCATAAACATTGAGCACCTTATCCTTATATCGCCAAGCACCCCCTTCTTTACGTAAGAGTGCTTTATCATAGTATTGGAATTTACTTCTGTCAACCCTGTTAGCGTCAGGGTCGTTCGGGTCATTGTAGTACTGTGCCCAGAACTGAGAGACTTCCCCGGTTGACTTATACTTGGCCTTGATCTTTGACAGTGTTGCTTGGTCAAACCCATACCACTTCTTGGTGATCGCAGATTTAACACGAGGCCACAGGTAGTTCCCGCTACCGTCGCCAACATCTTCGGTGACGTACTGCTTCACGTCCCATAGAGGCACTTCATCTACAGGCTCACCTTCATCGTTGAACACTTCGTACTTAGCGTCTATCATTGCAGCATAAGCATCGGCTGGATGGTACCGTGTTCCTACCGCCTTGGTTACCCCATCTGGGTTAAGGATAGAGGCGAACTGGGAAATAGCCTGTGATACTTCCTTACGCCCCACTTCTGAGTAAGCAAACCGTGGTACAACCACGTCATCCAATATCAAGTGGGAACAGTGCAACCCTATGGCGTTAGACTTGACTGTCTTTACTATCATAGTGGAGTCACGGATGCCATGCTCCTTACGCAGTGGGTGCTCTATATTGAACTCCCAAGCAGACCATTTTTCCCTACGGCCCTCTTCATCTGGCAGCATATTGGGCCACAGCTTGCGGTACTTCTCACACTCAAACATATTCTTTATGGCATATATCTGAGACTTAGCGAGGTCTTCACCAGCGGATAGGTAAACTATAGTTGAAGTGGGGTCTCTGGTGATCTGCCATACGGCCCATACAGCTATACAGTGTGACTTCAAGTGACCACGTGGCATAAGAAGAAGCTGGTTAGAAGCGGCTTTGTCACCGCTTAACCAGTTGAATACCTCCTCGTGTACATCCCCGTACGCATAGTGGGGGTTGATGTACTGTGCGAACTCCCAGAGGGAGGACTCGTAGGTAGCCCTTCTCTGGTCGTTAGCTATCGGTGGTCTCCCACGCTTCTTCTTTACTTCTTCTTGCATACTAAAGAGCCAGTTTTGAACGCAGATATGCACACTCAAGCGCAAGCGCCTGCTCGTATCGAATTCCGTATGCTTCACCTGCGGAAACGATCTTGCGCTTCTTCACCTTCCCCTCCTCATCCAGTTCGGCATAACCCTTCTTGTCCGTGACCGGCGCATACTCGTCGCCCCACGAATCCCAGCACAGAATCCCATACGCAAATGGGTCGATGCCCTCAGACTCGAACGCCTCTTTGACGCGTTGGGCAATCAGGCCAATGTGCGTGCGTGCGCCGTCGCCTTTCTTCTGCACGGCGTCTTTGAACTTATACTGCACATAGTTCACCTTGCCCCATGCCTTCAGCACTTTCGCGTCTATTTCACGGATTGCTTGTTTCAGTCGTTCGTCTGACGTGTTGATCGTGCCGTTGCCTGCATGCACTTCCGACCAGCGGTTGCCGGATTTACCAAGAGTCTGTGTATTGTCAGCAGCAGGGTAGAAGTGACCAGCTGCGGCCATGCTGACTCGTGTTGTTCCGCCACCAGCAAGCAGGGAAAAAACCTCAGTCTGATGGTTGTACGCGATGCCGCCACCGATTGCGCCGGTTTCGTCATGCATCGTGAATCTGCCAGTCTGGTTCGTCAGTCCCTGTGATACCCGATAACCACCGAGATCTTGAGTGTAGATTTCGTGTATATCGGCGCCGGTCACGTTGGCTTTGTAATCCTGAGTGGTCGAATCAAGCACATTACCCCTACAAGATACATTACCAAGGTTAGTGATCGCGTGACACCTAATCCCATACGCGGGAGAGTTGCTGACGTCAACGTTTACAACAATTCGGTTTTCATCAATTGCAACGCGAGCTGGTGATGCGTTACTAGATATATGCATGATTCCACAAGCATCGTCACCGTAAGCCGCTAAAGAGCCGAATATGACGTTGGTAGCGTAGTTACGTTTTACGTTAATAATCCAATTTCTGCTGATCGACGAGTTTGATTTGCAAACGGCGAAGATCCCGCAGAAGCCACCCACATTTTCAATCCAATTATCATCGCATTTTAGAACGTAGTTACCCGTATTCTGTACCGCATTGACCCCAATACCACCAACATTTGTGATTGTATTGCGCGAAATAACCGAATACCCCGTATATGACACTACGCCATGGTTCCCGTCAAAACTGACATAGTCAGTGTTATCAATAAAGTTATCTGTGATTTCTATATAATCGCAAAACTCTTTAACGGTTATTGCCCCGTCTACCCCGTTCCGTATGTTTTTTAATGTGTTTGATGTAACTATTGCATGTTGCACGGTCCGAATATAAATTCCCTCACAGTCCCCGCCAGCTGCGTCAGAGTTTTGTAAATCGTAGATTCGATTCCCGGAGATGTAGCACGACAGTGCTTCATGCACCATGAATGCGTGGACTTCTGCCTCTCCAGCATAAGTTGAAAGAAACCCACTAACGAAGTTATTAGTGATCGACACATGTCCACGATTTGACGGGACCCATACGTCATAACCCCAAAACACCGCCTGAACTGATGATGACCCCTCGAAATCCTTGAACACGTTGCCGTCGATCACGCCCAAATCCATGCGCTTATAGATTGCATAGACGCCCCAACGCTCTAATCCCGTGAACTGGCTGTTGCGCACAATGATCCGTTCAACGCCAGAGTTCGCATCATCTCCAACCACGCCCTGTAAATACAAAGCGTCGCGCGAATCTTTGAAAATGCACGATTCGGCAACAATCTCATCCGCTGGAGTAGTTGCGCCAGATGCCGGAATTCCGCGCACAACAGTTTCGAAATCCGTAAAAGTAATATCTCTGGCAATCAACCCCTGCTCGATGTTGATGAAGTTTTGCGTTCCTTCACCCTTAATAATCGTGCGGCCAGCGCCATCGCCAAAAATGTGCAGCTTTGACGTGCAGAGCTTATACGTCCACGTCGATAGGTTGTAAGTACCTACGGGGAAGTACAGCGGTTTACCAGATGCCAACGCTTCAGTGATCGCCGCTTTTACTGCCGTTGTATCATCAGTCACGCCATCACCAGTAGCACCGAAATCTAAAACACTTAGGTGATCCCGCAGCTTATCCTGCACATTAGTAGCAACGGCACCTGTACCTGCTGGGGTATACGTTACACTAGCTGCGTCTGAAACAAGGGATGTAACTGAATCGTTTGTTACAAAATCAAACTCGTCACTGTTATTAGGAGTGGAGACTAAAGTAACTTCTGTGCTGCTAGTCTCTACATAATCCTCTAAGTTTCTAAGGCGCAGTCCGTTCTTATATACAGATAGTGAGTTTAATCCGGGGCTGTACGTGACACCAGTTAGTGTAAATTTCTTTGACACTGCGTCTGATCCGAGCTTTTTCTCAATATCCTGAGAGATGATACCAGAACCGGCGTTTACTATAGCAGTGTTAAGCTGATTAACAGTCACTGCATCTTGGTTATTCACTCCATCAGTAAGGTTGATAACCTTGTAGGAGTTCATGTCAAGGTTAGCACCCATTCCGTTTGGGGTAGCACCGTTTCGGCTAAGGGTGTTGTCAAAGGCTTGCTCTATAACGTCGTTGTTGGCGTTATAGGTATCCTTTACACCAGACCCCGACTGTATATCCGTTAGAGTTACCTTCGGCATGTTGGTTCCTTATACTGCGTTATGAGAAATCTTAACCGTGGAAGTACCACTGTGTAGAGTGTTGAACTTGTAGTTGGTACCAGCAGACAGGGTGACTACCTTGGCGTCTGACCGTGTAGTCTCCCATATAGTCTGGTACCCAATAGAGTCTGCATCAATCTGGAGCTGGCACTTGGCGTTACCAACAATATCCACAATAACTTGGATAGAGCCAGTAGCCGTAGTAGCTCCAGACGTTGTGTTAGTGGTGTGTGTGATTAGTGCCATGATTACACACCACTTGGCATCGTGATAGTGAATGAGGAGATCGACACCGTTCCACCAGAAGTAATAGAAGTTGAGTTCAGGTTGATGGTAGCCCCTGAGGTTCCAACGTCACAATCAAAAACTGTTACACCATTGCTATCTACTATCCGTGCCCACGTTGCAGTCCCAGTAGCGTTTGCACTGGTATCATCAGTAAGAGCGGTTGCTGCGGTAGCTACCCCTGAGGAGTTAGCTGCTCCAAAGGCTGGGTCTTGGAAAGTAATTTCCGCAAGTAGTGTCTGAGTAGAAACTGCGGTGTTAGCATTTGCTGGCTGAGAGCCATCATAAATCTTAATGACGCCAGCACCAGCACCACCATCAATAAGGTCTACCACCGCGTCACACGCGGCTTGTTGCGTTGCCTGAGCAAGTCGTAAGTTAGCCATTGTTTTCCATCTCCAAATAATATCTAAGGTTAACCAAATCTTCTAGGGACTTCTTCAAGTCCCCTCTATTGTCTTTACCACGTTCTATGTATCTCTTGACCTTTTGTATACGGAGGGCTATGACCTCTTTATCAAAAGATACAAACCCCGGTCTGTTCTCTGACAGTAACTTAAGGTACAGACGTTTTCCTGCTTCAAACTTGTCTTTGTTTATCATACACGTCTCCGAGCAATGGGTCAAGTAGATCCCTATATAAATGTGACACGGTCGCTTGTAGTCCAGAGGATGGACGTGTTATATACGCGAACCCAGTGATTGACATAAGAGTCCCAGCCCCATCACCAATGATCTCTATCCACCCGGAGGAACTTCCAGTTACAACTTGTAGTGTTCCTGCTCCTGTTCCTGTAGTCTTAACAGATCCAGATGCGCTACCAGTAACAGCAGAGAGTGTTCCTGCCCCCGTCCCATACTGGCCTGTAGTGAATATCCCGTCACTATCCCCTGTAACCGCTTGTAGTGTCCCGGCAGCAGTTGCTGTGTACTTCAGTATACCATAGGAACTACCAGTTGCTGATTGTAATGTACCAGCACCATTGCCTATAACTGGTACTTCCCCAACAGAACTCCCTGTTACTGCTGAGAGAGTACCTTCTCCGGTGCCCATCACCCAAACGATACCAGAGGAACTCCCTGTTGCAGCCTGTAAAGTACCGGCAGCGGAGCCGGAGATGCCAACGAACCCAGAGGAACTTCCTGTGACTGCTGAGAGTGTGCCCTCTCCAGCTCCTGTGTACTTTAGTACCCCAGAGGAACTCCCTGTTACAGACTGGAGAGTACCAGCAGCGGAGCCGGATGCGCTGCCAGCCGTAACAACCCAAGTCGGCACCATTTCAAGCAAACGATTGCGCACGTATGCGTCAGGGTTTTGCGCAAAGGCTAATATTTTGTCTTCTGGAAATGCTTTGTCGAAACAAAAGATATACGGGCCAAGCAATCCGCGATACCCGGCTGAGTTGCCTTCGCCCCCGATATATATCCTTTCGCTCGATCCACCGGACAAAGTTAACGAAGATGTCCCAGTGTCTGTCTGTGTTCCTTCGGATGACACCCCCACCGAATGGCCGGATGTTTTGTAAATTACCCCAAAATACCCTTGCACATTCGTTGTTTCTAGGTTCGAAAACTGAATGTCAGCAACGCCTTTTTTAGTATAACCAATATCTCCGGTGTTGTTATACTGTTCGCCTTTTAGTGACCAGCCGCGCGCCGATGATTCACTTCCCACCGACATCGCGGCCATCGAGAGGGTTGCATTACTAACCGCCGCCGATGTCGCCAGAACGGTAAACGGCGCATCATCGATTGCTGCATAAATCTCAATCATTTGCGATCGATTGAAGAACACGCCAGCCGCCGCGCTGGTGCAATCCATCTCATAGCCGCCTAGCGACGACGGTTTATAGGCAGGGGAGCTTAAATTACCGGCTTGCAAAGCTCGCGTTTTAAGCTCAATCCAGCCCGACCCGGTACACTTAAAAACCGCGACAAGTGACTCCCGGATGTCGCTCCGGATGTCCTCGATGCTGTCAATGTGTGGCCATTGTCTAAGCATTTTATACTGTGGTCACGACGGCCAGTTTGTATGTGACCGTCACTGTAACGGTCGCGCCAGAGTTATTTGTAACATGCACCTTAAAGCTGCTATAGTCCGTCGCGGGTATTGAATAAACCCGTCGGTATGTCGTGCTCGTCGAGTATGGTAGTTGATAAGCCCTCGCCGGGACGTCAGCAACCGCCTCATCAGTACTGTTCGAATCAGCTAACAGATAGACTTTCAGACCTTCCGTTGCTGTGCCACCGTAAGCACATGCAACGCTTATTTGGCACGCTATCTTCTGATCAAGAGAGATCGCGGCCGTAGTCGCTGTGCTCGTGTTTGTGACTGATGACGCAGCAATGCTAGTAGTGCTCCAGTTCGTGTCCCAATCAATGTATTGCGTTCCCATCACCCACCCCAGCTTGTGCCGTTATAGAACAATCCGACATATTTATATCTTTCGTCATATTCGGCGGCTGCAATCTGGGCTAGTGCGGCTCTGTCTGCAATAAGTTGGTCGCGAACCTGTTGACTTGTCCAGCCATCTGGGCGCCGGAAAGTGTGTAGATACTCATACACTGCCCCGTTTTTCAGCCCGTCTTTACCGGCTTGATCCAAATTTGTTGAGGTACCGCGCGCAGGTTCGCGCGAGGAATTAACCGCGCCAGCTAACTGCTTGTTTGCTGGTACGTCGTAATAATATGCGACGTTGATCTGATTACGATCACCGCCGAGCGTTTCCAATAAAATATTTGGCATTGTTAAACCCTCTTATAGAAATATACTGAGCCTGTCGTGGTATTGAACGTCACAAAACAAGATTTGCCGCCCCATTGACCAACATATCGGAATCGCCCAAACGGGCCGCCCCCACCACCGCCTGCTGGTGACGTTGGTGTGACGGTATTACCACCTACCGGAGCCTCTGCTGTAACCGTCAATGCAATCGGATCGACAACATAGATGTTTGCACCACCGATCCAAGCAATGTTTTCGCCATTCGCAGCATCATAATCAAAACCCAATTCAGCAGTTCTAGCCACTGCGGAACCGCCACCCGTCCAAGTGTCGTTTTGTGAAACAACGCTTGGGGAATCAGGCGCGGATATGTCAATCAATGTGGGTTTTGACGACCCAAGAACAACAAGCAACTCATTGGCAACGTCATGCACAACGGTGCTCCAATGCGTTTCGAAATCGCTAAAGTATGGCGCCGATGTGTACCAATTAAGCCTAAGCGTCGGCGTTGCTGGTGATGCCGGGTTGCGACTCCACAACCCGCCGCGCGTCACGATCCAGAATCTATTGTTTACAGAATCCCAGCAGGTCAGCAGATTTCCTGCGTAAACGTAATCATTACCGCCGCTTTGTGCGGTCAGTTCTGTGTATGTGTCAGTATCTGGTGTATAAGACCACGCCGCGCCACCAAACAGCCCTGTGTCAACTCCAGAAGGACTGCCGCCGCCACGAAAAAACACATCGGACGTTTCAGAATATGCCAAACCGCTGTACGTGTGATATGCACTTGGCCTACTTGTATCGTCTTGATACCCGTCAGGGGTTGAATAACTTGCCGACACATCCGGCCAGCTAACGCGCTCCCACGCCATAGCAGCGACATTGAAGCGATACCATTCGTTGCCGTGATAGTCCAAATGACCGCCACCGTTTACATATAACGCTTTCCGTCGGTCGGAATACACCGCTCCGGAGTATTTCGTTATCCCTGCAAACTGTGTGCTTCCGCTTAGCGCAGTCCACTCACCAGTAGTTAAGGGTGAATCTAACGACACGGTCGGATCAGGGCTTAACGTCGAAAGTGTATCCCCTGTATATTCGTACCATGTACCCGGAGTCATAGTAGTGAGTACATGATTAGCATAAGGATCAGTCTCAACATACCTGTCAGTTACCTTCTTATCTGGTGACTGAGGTAGATCCTCTACTAATGGGAATACAAGGGTCATTAGGTTATCCTTGGTGTATAATGTAAGTACTTGTTACGATTTACCTACAGTTATAAACATATGTAGATAATATTAATCATATATTATTATAAAGGCGCGAGAGCGCCTCTATGGGGTAACCATTCGTGTCAGAATCTTTGATTCGTTACCGAATGTAGTACCAATGTTTCATTGGTGTTCTAATGAATTTATTTTAGCATATTTTTCACAAAAAGTAAAATATATGTACCATTCGTGTACTAAGTAGCTGATATGTAACACATGGGTGTCCGCAAGGAGTGCCACAAAAATTGCCTAGAAATTTCCGAGGGGTTAAATGCAGGTACAAAGACCCCCACACCCCCGGGTACACCCACAGGCACACCCGTGTGTACGCATGTGTACGCACAGGCACACGTGTGCACAGGGGTACACACGCGAGCACCCACGTACGTGTGTACACACGGGTATACGCACGCGTACGCGTATGCACCCGTGTACGTACGCGTGTAGCATTAGGGTTAACCCTAGTGTCTCCAATATGCGACAGCATTGTTGTAAATTTACCACACCATACTCCCTCACTCCCTTGCTCCATTGGTTAACCCATTGATTACCCGCATGATCCATATGAATTCCCTTATATACACCATTCGATCCGTACTGGTTAAAATCACAGTATGCCCTAGAACGCATTTAAACGCGTTTTAAGCCGCTTTACCTGCTACCCGCTACCCTTGCCTTGGTTCCCTTGCGAACTCGATTTGGCACACATCTTGCATACTTTGCACTGGCATACTACTTGCATACATTGCACACTTGGCACACATCTTGCTATTCGCGCATACATGCGGTTCATTCATGTTCGCGTACAGAACACTGTATATCCATCCAGTCATTCGGAATACTTTACACTCAGAACCCGCATAAACACTGGTATCCAGTACTTTATACAGTGGTTTCACTGTCGATTATCTTTACACCGCTAACCCGCATGGTTCCTAGCATCCAGTGGTTTATACAGTAGTTTACTGTCGGTTTTCTTTCTGGTTATCCGTACAGTACTGACAATTTTTGTCACCTTTTGACCAAATTTTGTCACATTCTGACACTTTTGGTCACTTTTGGCACACAATACCACTGTTTATCCATACAGTATTCGGCTATGCCATAAATTTATAGCCTTATAAATCAACAACTTACACACACTTGGCACCAACTCTGCACTATCCAGTTTGTCTTCGGACACTCGATGTAGAATCCCGAGTCAGGGCAGAGTGTTCAGGATAGGCCGCGAGTTGCTTAGAGCGCTGTATGTCGTTCAATCGTGGTAACTATCCAGCGTGTGAGTGTGTACACGCCTTGATGATTGGATGCCACGGCTATAACCAATCAAATACAGGTCGATACCGTTTAAGCCGTTTCGGTACACACTCGCAAGTTAGATACCCGACCATGGGTTCACGGTTTACTTGTGTCCGTGAAAATGGCGTCACCCCGTGCGTAGTACTGGGAACCAATCACAAGACTAGCAGCCAAGGTGCGCATGGTTCGTCCGGTTTTCATAACGGATGCAACGTAGCGTGACCAAAAAAGCTAGGGAATTCCGCACCAGTAAAGGGGTTAAACTCCCCGTGCCGGGTGAATGGAGCCAAGGGAGCCCTGCAAACGTGCTCACCGAGAGAGATAGGCAAACCGTAAGGTTTGGTGAGTCTCAGGGTTAGTAACCCCGGAAAAATAAGGATAAACGCTTGCATGACAAAGCAAGCGCCTTATGATGCACACTCTTGCATGGTGTGAGAGTGTGAACTATAGGGGAAATATCATGGCAACGAAATCTATCAAGACTCGCATCAATGACGTTGTGAAATCTGCATCTTCACAGCGCGTGAAGGTTCAGGAAATCGTGGATGAAGTAGGCGCAAGCCTCCCATCGGAAGCAGGGAACCTGTCCCTGCTATCCTACCTTGTCACCCGTCTGGGTGAATTGGGAAGCGTGCAGGCTGGCCGCTTGCGCGGTTATATCTTGCACCGGTGCGAAGGTACCGTAGTCTGGTCGGACAAGACTAGCGCATTCCAAAAGCGTGCCAAAGGAAGCGCGATACAGTGGGCAAGCCAATGCCCTGATATGTGGTACACATGGGAGAAAGAGCCCACAACTACCACCAAAAAAGTATCAATCGAGAAACGATTGATGAAACTATTGGAAGCCTGCCAAGGTGACGGCGTGGAAGTGACCGATCCACAATGGATCGACAAGCTTCGCACCCTGCTAGGTATCAACCTAGAGGACACCGCAGAGTAGCACATATGGCCCGCCTAGTGCGGGCCTTTCCTTATGGTAGTGGCTTTCAGTTGGAGAGTCACAATTATAAGGGGACTAAAATGTTTACAATTGACAACCGTACCAGACAACGACTTTCCTGTGACGAGTGCGACGACATCGAACCGGGGTGTGTAGCCTTTGATCAAAGCGGAATCATCCTGTTCCCTAATGGGGATAGGGTGGAGTGGAAAGGGAAGGCAAAGCGGTATCTGGGGACAGACACTGCCTACACTGAACGGTCAGGTAGGATCAAACTCCTGACAAACATACGGGGAATGTAAGATGGAATCATTCAAAGTAGTAGTCGTAACTAACTCACACGGGGACGAAGTGTCCCTGAACATAACACTGGATGCACAGGAATCGTCAGTGGTAACACTGTTCGACCGTGCGTACCCAGAGAATGCACCACACGGTGCAAAGGTGGAACCATGGAAAGAGAACGCGACTACACGCTTCAAGTAGTACGCTTGGAATGGAAGCGGGGACACAAATTGGATGCACTGCGCTGTCTAGTGTGGTGTGTCCGGGAGTGGACAAAATGAAGCTACTAGGAAAGGGTGCATTCTCTCGTGTATATGCTGAGAATAATCAAACTGTGATCATCCACAGTATCTGCCCGGTGAAGGAGGCAATGTCACTGGGATGGATCACAGGTGACAGGTTCCCAGTGGTGGAGCGATTAGAGCCTGAAGTGTACCGCATGAAGCGGTACGACAGGTGGCTAACCACGAAGAACCTGTGCGAAGCAGACAAGAAACTCTATACCATACTCCGCAGGATATACCGAGAGTACTCTGTACGCGACAACGTCGCGACAATCTTCGAGCCACTGCGTAAAGATTACCCGTCAGAGTACGAACAACTAGTGCAAGCATGTTACGCACTAGCAAACTATTCTGACAGCGAGTACGACATACGCTTTGAGATAAGCCCGAGAAACATAGCAGTAGACAACGGGAAACTAATATTCCTAGACGTGTTCTACCTGTCGAGCGTACTGGAAAGCGACCGACGTGTAACCAATTCACTATCAATCATCAAGCAAGCAATCAAGGGAGAAACCCATGCGTAAAGTAGCGAAGCTAACGAACAGCCTCAGTGATGTGGCTGAGTGTCTGTCTAAAGGGGAGCAAGTTTTCCCGGTGTTCAAAGACCCCGGGATGAATGTAATCTATGGACTGGACTACATTCAGTGTGAAGAGAGTGACATATATGGGTTCGAGTATGGGGAAACAGGAGTTGACTACAAGTTCAAGCTGGACGCATGGACTATGTTAAAGATAGTCCGTGATGCAGCACACTGGGTGGCGTATGAGAATGAGACTCACAAGTGTATAGTCCTCGTGGTTGAGTGGGAAGGTAGTGGTGTTGGTACGGTTTCAAGTATTGTGAAAGCACCATACCCTGAAGACTGGAACATCTATGCAGAGCGCAAGGTAGCAAAGCTCAGCAGGACAGCCAAGCTACACGGTTACAAAGTGATCGACATCGAGGCAGACTATGGGGAAATCTGAGTGTAAGCACGACAAGGTGGGCAAGTGTCCTACCTGTGGGAAGAATGTAACACAGACTGAAGTACTTAAGCACAGTACCAGAGAGTTCAACCAGTGGTACAAAGAACTAATGACAGCAAAGAGGGAGAAACGAAAGTGACAGAGAGTCAATATGTAAGCGAGTTACTTGCAGCAATCACGGTAACAATCGTGGTAATCATCATCGGAATCACAATCTTTGGGAGTTTTGGAAATGACTAACACACCATATTACATCGCACCACAGGTAGCACAAGACAAGTTTGGGAACGAACTGAACGGTCGATACCTTATGGCCTATGGACTGGACATGGACGAGCCTGTGCTCGTGGGTTCCAAGGATCGAACCCGCATGTACACCAAGAAGTTCTGTGACAGCATCATCAACCCAATGGATGCACACGCAGAGTTCTGCAAGCGGTTCGACATGGTACACTTCGCAGGTACACCAAGCCAAGGCTCAGCCATGCTAACCGCAGAGCTGGATACCAAGGCGTTACTTGGGGAGGAGCACAACGTGCACCTGTTCATGTACACATCATGCACTCATCATCGGAGCACGATCATTGGACTACGGTACACAAGGGTGCGATGCACGAACCAGTTGCCCGGTATCTATAAGGACAAGGGTTACTTCTTTAGTGCGAAGCACTCCTCCCTTGATCACAACATGACTTACATCGAGAGTTTGCTCGACCAATTACCGATTCACTTGCGAAACTATGAGCAGCAACGGCAGCAACGCATGGAAACAAAGCTGTCACTGGTAGATTTCATGGTGCACATGCGGGATTACTTGGACAGCGAGCGCAAGTGGGATGACAAACAGGTCACCAAACTCAATACAACGCTGTATACGGCGTTTAATCATCAGACCAATGCCAACCTGCCGGTCTCACTTGAACGTGGCGTACAAGCGATTACATGGCTGAATAGCCACGGGTTCAAACTCGATGGTACCAAGTCACGTGGTAAGAGTGTGGAAGCGGGACTGAAAGCAGAGGGTGAAGTGGTGTCAATTGTTAACTACTTAGACAAGAAGGTGGCAGCATGATTGCATGGATGTACGAGTACAACACCAGTGACAGCGAGGCCACCCGTGGGGTGGCTCTCACACTGGAGCACGCAATTGAAATCATCAACGATGAGTGCCCGTATGGGTACAAGGGAACCATCACACCACTGGTGTCAGTGGGGATGGACTTCGAGATAGCAGGTAATAAATACGGGGAAACAAAATGAGTAAACTTGAGAGAGCATACATACCACTGGTACCATTCAGTGCGCTGAAGACTAAGCAATATATTGATGGCAAGTTGTACATCAAGGTTGATGTGTACTGGAACATACACAAACAGTGCTACTCCCTGCGACACAGAGGGAAGGTGGTAGCACACACCCAGTTCACTGAGTTGCGTGATGTGGAGTTCATTGTTAACCCGAGGGGGCGAGACCGTACCATACGTGAAGGTAAGAAGTATGTGCATGCCTTTGTACGTGGTTGGGTAGTTGTTGAACCAATGGAGTTCAGTTGGTGGGAAGACGTTCCGCAAGGGGAAGCATGGGACATAGCGTTTCTTGGGAGTACTACAAAGTACACTGCAACGTACAGTGTGGAGTATAACCCAAGACTGCACAAGTCGTTCGTTACACAGCGTCTTGGTGGGCTAGCTCCGGTGTACTGGTCTGAAGAAGCGTACCTTACAACGTGGGAAGACTACCTCGATGATAGACACCCAAGGCTGTACGCATCAACAAACTTCCCGATTACTGAGGTGGACTATGAAGCTGAACCTGTTTAGTAAGGGTGAAACAAACGCGAAGCAACGCAAGGATGCAGGCACCCAGTCTTACATACTGTACATGGCACCTAGTGACAGTGCGGTACGTGGTACTAACCTGTGCCCATCTACAGTAGTGGACAAGTCATGCGTAAGCAGTTGCCTGTTCTACTGCGGACGTGGTGCATTCCCCACTGTGTACAATTCTAGGCTTACCAAGTCTCTCATGTTCATCAACGAGCGTGAGAGGTTTGAAGCATTCTACACAGCAGACCTGTACAACATTGATGATGTTGGGAAGCAACTTGGTACCAAGGTGGTAGCACGTAGCAATGGAACGTCTGACCTGAATTTCTTCAAGACCTTTGGCCTACATGCCAGCTACTTCCCCAACACCATACACCACGAGTACACCAAGGTATTCGGGTATCTACACAGTGATACTGGTGTACACTACACGTTCTCTGCTAGTGAGACTAACATCTATCAGCAGATACAGGCCTTGTGTGAGGGCTTTGGTGTAGCCAAGGTGTACCATGGTGAACTACCTGAGTCTGACTTTGTTGGTGGTAAAGAGTACCGTGTTATTGATGGAGACCTGTCAGACCTGAGGCCCATGGATAAGGCAGTACATGGTATCTCTCACACTGATGGGTACATAGTGGGGCTTCGGTTTAAGAAGCCGCGTTTTGGTATAGCTAAACTGGGAGAAAGATGATGGGAACAAACTACTATCTTGTGAACAAGGAAACAGACGAGCGGTTACACATAGGGAAGTCTAGTGGTGGCTGGTGCTTTGCCCTTAGGGTACACCATGATAGACACATTGATAGCCTCTGGCACTAGGTGACACTCTTCACTCATGAGTTGTACTTCATAGAGGACGAGTATGGGGATGTAGTGAATCCACTGACTATGTACCTGTGTATAACTGATAGGCCAACCAGATATGATCGTCAGTTACTGAGACACCCAGTGGACATGGTACATTGTATAGCAAACTGCCATGGAAGTTACGACCTGATGGTTGGCGAGTTCTCATAGGTTAACATATTGTTACTCTATTGGTTAACTAATGATAACTAATAAAGATAATATATAATATTATATATAATAATAAATAATATATTATTAGACCATTGGTTAACCAATTAGTTCCACACTTTTGAAAATATATTTTATTGAACCTTTCAGACAGGAGACAGTCATGAGTACAGACATGGACAATTTGTTATATGGGATCTTCAACGAGGAAGATGATGAGACAATGGAACCAGACTTAGAGTTCCTTGATAGTGATGACGAGCAGATGGTAGAGTGGGACGAGTTCATCCACGTACTTAATTCAATCTTTGATGACATAGGGGAAGAGTGATGGGTATCGCAGACACGCTACTTGGTGGTCTTATTGACCGTGTTGGTGAGTCCACACTGAATGAACTACTAGCACTACGGGAAGCTGTTGACTCAGCACTGCTATCACTAGCAGCAGGTGAGTCTGGGCACGCTGCTAAAACTCTGCTTACTGTAGCGTCACATGAGGCTGTTGACGAGTACTATAGAGTTCTCAACGAGTAAACACAAAGGTTGCTTTTGCTGTGTAACACAGTGGAAACCAGTGTAAAGCTACATATATGATTACAGAAAAGAGGTGATGTATGTACGTTATAGCAACACATAGGTATGGCGCTATGGATTCTGACGAGTGCCTCTATTGGACAAATAGGGAGAAAGGGACAATTAGAATAGGCGACGCACTCTTTGGTGCCTTTGCCGTGCGGAACTTCTTAAACGCAACGAAGTTCTCAAACTATGAGACCGCGAAAGCATCAGCAGATATTCTCACAAAGGCTGGTCATTTCTCTTTTCCAATAGAGGTGGAGTGATGGATATAGGATCAGAAATAATCAAATGTTACCACCGGCATATAGAGACGACCGGCAAATATCCAACTTTACTTAAGATAACCCACGATGCTTTGACAGAATTAAAAGCCGAGTATGATTTTTTGAAGTATACAAAATTCACCTTGGCAGATACCGGAGAAACTTTCTTTGGAATGAGAATCCGAGTTAATGACAGCGTCAATATGTTTGAGGTGGAGTGATGGATAAACACTGCAAAAGGTGCAAGGTGCATCACATTGCCGGACACCCGAAAGATAGCCCACTTGCACGAAAGTATAATGACTGGTGCTGCAAGTATGGCATGACGGCAAAAAGAGCAATTGGTCACTGTAAGTTAAATAAAGGGAAGGTGGAGTGATGGATAACGAACAAATAACAGCGTTAGTTGCCAGATTGAAGATGGCCCATAGGCACGGAGCACTCGACTACGGCGATCTGTTCGAGATGTGTGAGGAAGCTGCCGAGACAATTGAAGCCCTCCGCAATCGCCTTGAGTGGCAGCCGATGGAGACGGCACCGCACGTGATGGACGATATAATAGTGCTGTGGAGATATGCCGACAACGCAACGTATTTTCTTGGGTCTGCGTGTAGTGCTGAGTGCGAGCACGGAGATATGGGTGTTTTTAATGGCTGGAGGTATGTGGAGTGATGGACTATATCAATGCGACATATAGAACCAAATACAGAATCGACTCAAGAGTCATCTACACGGGTGATGGGTACGCAAAGATCGGGACTGTGGTCGGAGCGCGTTCGGCTTATCTCCGCGTCCAGATGGACGGTGAAAAATCAATTGGACTTTACCACCCAACGTGGGAAATGAAGGCGGTGGAGTGATGGACAAATCAATAGAGTTCTTCAAGGGGATAATTGAATGCCGAACAACGTTCCGCGACGGCGATCCTGCGTTAGAGGCATATAAAGAAGAGTGTCTTGCTGAGCTTGAAGCACTCCGCAAAAAGCTGGAGTGGCAGCCGATGGAAACAATCCCACATGACAAGTCTGTGCTTGTTAAATGTAAGGACGAAGACGAGGTAAGCGTAGGTTATGTGACGCGCAACGATGGTCGCGTCTACTTGCTAGCTGACGGTGAGTTTTGCAGCAACTACGACGGCGACGATATTTATGTTTTTGCATGCACATTATCAGGCTGGAGAGAGGTGGAGTGATGGACGTAACAACCGCCCCATACCGTGGATGCGAGGAGTACTCTGTGAGAATGATTGTCATGGGTAACGACGGGTATTGCAAAGAAGTTGAACAGTCTTATTACGCCCGAGGAAAGGCCGCGCACAAAAGAATACAGACCTACATCGAACGGCATACGCCAGAGCTTGTTAGGGTTATTCGTGTCAGTTATGTGTGAAGGAGTGGAATGATGGACAAACCAAATCCCGGCAGTGATGAGGCAATAGAACAAGGATGCACATGTCCTGTCTTGGATAATGGGCATGGGCGAGGATACTTAGGGCAGGAGGGCGTGTTTGTTTACAACATTGATTGCCCTGTTCACTGGCCCAGTGGGATACCAAGTGAAGCACAGGCTTTCAAGGAACTTGTTAGAATATTAAACGGAGGATAGATTATGAGCAGTAAAAATATCGGGTGGAAAACTTACTCGGCTAGGACAGGTGAGCTTCTCGACTGGGGTCTCTTTGGTGGTGCACTAGACATGACCACCGCAAACAGGTTGGTCAGTAATCATGGAATTAAGGTTCGCGTTAAGAGAACTGGGTTCAATGTTTTTGTGGACAAGCATGACCGCGAAGTCCATCTATTATTCAACATTGACCCTCGTAGTACCTCTGCTGGTATTGAGGCAAACAAGCAGCATGCTGAAGAGCAACGGCAAAGGGAAGCCGAGTCTGTACGCTTATTTGAAGAGCAGATGCGCGAGATAAGCAACTTGATGGATGGGCTGACAAACGCAGAAATTATACGAAGGTTAAAAGGTGAGTGATTATGTACGCTAAGATAGAAGGTATTATGGACGAGATATACTTACTGCTACCAAGCAGGGTAGACAGTGATAACCCGGTACTCCTCACCAGCTCTGAGGTAGTACGATTGCAGTCACTGGTGAACGCACTGTACATCATCTGCTGCTCGGGTGAGCAATGAGTACCCTAGAGAAAACACTTTGCCCAGAGTGTGGTGGTAACAACTTCCAGTTATTCAGCAACGATGACGGCACTATAAGTGGGCACTGCTTCACACCGGGCTGCGAGATAACCAGACAGAATATGAACGGAGTACCTATGGAAACAGATGTGGAACAAGAGCAAGACACTGGTATGTTCGACCAGTTACTTGCTGGGTTATCAGGGCTTAAGTTCAAAGGGTGGTCTGATCGTAAGATCCGGGCTGAGACTGACGAACACTTCGGTGTACGTACATCATCAACAAAGCGGATCTATCCACGCACCAAGGACGGTGAGGTGGTGAGCTTCAAGCTCAGAGACTTACGACAGAAGGACTTTGTAGTACACCAGAAAGAGAAACCGACAGACCTATTCGGTCAGGCTCAGGCACTCAAGGCAGACAAGCGTACCCTGTTTATCACCGAGGGGGAGGAGGATGCACTAGCCCTGTACCAGTGCCTTATGGATAAGAACCGTGGCACACAGTACGCTACTGAGTTCGCTGTCGTGTCATTGATCAACGGTGCGTCTAGTGTCAAGCGTGACCTGAACAATAACCTGAAGTTCCTTGATATGTTCAAGAAGGTTATCTGTGTGTTCGACAATGACAAGGCTGGTGAGGAAGCACTCAAGGCTGCACGTAATGTACTACCTAGCGTGGGTCATGTTGACATGCCACTTAAAGACCCATGTGACATGCTGCGTGAAGGCTTTGGTGGGCAGCTTGCTAACGACTGCCTGTTCAACCCTAAGTTTGATAGGCCCAGTGAACTCATGACAGTCTCAGACTTGTATGACGAGGCTATGAAAGAGCCAGAGCGTGGACTGTCATGGCCGTGGCCTACGCTTACTAAGCTAACCTATGGCATACGTAAGCGTGAACTACATGGGTTCGGTGCTGGTACTGGGTGCGGTAAGACTGAGGGGTTCAAGGAACTAGCACAGCACCTCATGTACGTACACAAGAAGAAGGTAGGCCTTATCTTCCTTGAGGAACCTAATGCCAAGACACTGAAGGTTCTAGCAGGCAAGCGCAAGAACAAGAAGTTCCACTTACCCAAGGATGATGGTGACTGGACTACTGAGGAACTTAAGGATGCACTTGAGGAACTACGCAGGGATGATCTTGTCGTTATGTACGGACATAATGCCGGTAAGGACTGGCCCTCTGTGAAGAAGGCGATACGGTGGATGGCTAACAATGACATTGAACACGTCATGTTGGATCACCTGACCGCCTTGATAGCGGAGGAACCAGACGAAACCAAGGCGCTCAACCGTATCATGAAAGAGATGGCTGATATGGTACATGAGTTAGGGATAACAATCTACTACATTAGCCACTTGTCAACACCAAGTGGTAAACCACATGAGGAGGGTGGCCATGTATCACTCAGCCAGTTTCGAGGGTCTCGTGCTATTGGGTATTGGACTAACTACGCCTTTGGGTACGAGAGGAACCAACTTGCGGAAGATGAAGACGAACGACACACCACTACCTTCAGGGTTCTCAAGGATCGTGAGTACGGGTTGTCAACAGGTGCAACATTCAGACTTAGATTTGATCACAACACAGGCCGATGGCTTGAAGTAGGAGAGTAGAATGAAAGATTTCATTGACGTTTGGGCAGTTATGTGTGTGGTTCTTGCTGTAGTGGTAGTATGTCTCTTGTTCTACTCCGCAGGCACTACCCATGGTGCACAAGACACAACTACTGAATGGGAGAAACGTATTGAGGACTGCATGAAGATGGGAGGATTCTCCTACAACAACCAATTGTACTCCTGCTCACCTACTAAACAGTGGGCACCTGAAGATTTCACAATGTTCATGTGAGGTGATATGGGTACCTACGTATTTGATATAGAAACAAACGGGTTGAACCCTGATCGTGTGTGGTGCGCAGTGTTCCTTGATGTGGAAACACAGGAGTTCAGAAAGTTCTACTCACCAGAAGGGTTCACAAGAGGGCCACTATCACACCTGCTAGTGAAGTTTGTTAACGAGGCAGAGTGTCTAATTGGGCATAACATACTTGGGTTCGACATCCCTGTATTACAGGACGTTGTTGGTGTAGATGCTTTGAATGGAAGATTGGTGGACACATTGATATGGTCTACTATCTCCCGTAAGTGGCGCAACGATCACACACTAGAAGGCTATGGTGAAGAATATGGGAGACCAAAACCAAAGCATGAGGACTGGAGTAAGTACAGCGATGAGATGCTCCACCGATGTAGCGAAGACGTTCTCATCAACTACGAACTGTGGAAATCCCTCTGCAAAGACACCATCAAGTGGCAAGGATACTCTCTCAAAGAGAGAGCTTAACATTGAGAAGGCGTTAATGCTTGAGTCCATGCTTGCTGATGTGATTCGTGATCAGTTCAAGCGTGGCTGGGAGATAGACATACAGCTACTGGATAGCCTTATTTCAACGCTAGAGGCCCGTAGTAAAGAGATCGAGGTAGAGGTGGTACCTACATTGCCGTCGGTACCAAAAGGGGCACCAAAGGCAACGGAGAAGGTATACAAGGCTAGTGGGGAATACACTCAGCTAGTTATCAAGTGGTTCCCAGTGGACTACATACTGGATCAATGTGTCGCTGGCCCGTTCACCAAGGTGCAATTCATTGAGTTCAACATTGGTAGCCATGATCAGGTAAAGAAGTACCTGCTTGCTAATGGCTGGGTTCCTACCGAGTGGAACCGTAAGCGAGACGAGAATGGTAGGTGGCAGAACACTAGCCCCAAGATCACAGAAGACTCATTGAAATCTGTTGAGCACCTTGGTGGTACGATGAAGCTCATCTCTGAGTACATAGTGTGTAACCACCGACTGTCTAACCTTAAGACTTGGAGGGAGAAAGTTGAAAAAGATTCTAGTGGGTACTATAAACTACATCATACAGCCAATACTGTTCATGCTCCCACAGCTAGAATGGCGCATCGAGTACTTGTCAACGTACCTAATGAAGACTCGTTCTTGGGTAAAGAAATGCGTCAGCTCTTTATTGCACCGGATGGGTATAAAGTAGTTGGTTGTGATGCCAAAGGTTGCCAGATGAGGATGCTTGCACACCACATCAAAGCAATCTGCGGTAGAGAGACCACGTTCGTAACCGCTGTTCTGCACGGTACCAAAGAGAACAACGATGACGTACACTGCTTGACACAGAAGGAGGCAGGCTTAGCAAAGAGGTCTGAAGGTAAGACACTGAACTATGCTATCCTGTTTGGGCAGAGCGATCCAGCACTAGCCCGGAGTCTTGGGTGTACTGAACGTAGGGCCACGGCAATCAAAGCACAGTTCTTCAAGAAGATGCCAGAGTTAAAGCGTGTCATTGAGATACTAGAGGCACAGTGGCAGCGGTCTCACATTGATAAAAGCAGGAGGTTTATTGTTGGTCTGGATGGTAGACCAATCTTTTGTAACAGTAAGCACAAACTGGTTAACTACCTTGTGCAATCGGACGAGGCTATCCTGATGAAGTACTTCTACTGCCTACTGTGGAATGCTCTACAGAGGGAGAGACTGGATGCTTACATTGTTTTATTCTACCATGACGAGGTGCAAATTGTAGCAAGAGAAGATCATGCTGAACGTGTTGCGGAACTTTCTGCTAAGCTGCTTGTCAAAGCAGGACAACTACTAGGGATCACAGTACCAACAGAAGGTGATCCATCAATCGGTAACAACTGGCGAGAAACACACTAGGAGATTATTATGTGGAAATCATTTGTTCAACGTATGGCTAAAGAAGTAGCAATCGAAACGGCAATCCTGTGGGCACAGGAGAACCAGCGTAAGGTTGGTGATAAGGACGAGAAGAACATCAAGAATCTTGTTAACCTACTGGTTCAAGCACTGGCGTTCACTGGCCGTACTAACCTGACCGAAGATGAAGTTACCTCGTTCTTCAACAAACTCTAGGGGGTCGGCATGAAAGCGGATGTGTGTGGTAACTCAATTACAATTGGTGGGTTCTCAGAGACAACATCAGAAGCCGTGGTTGCAGTAGCCGCTGCGTTTGAAGCGTATGCGGAAGCACTGTCACTCTTCTGCCAAGTTGTCGGCAAGTTGGGGGCACCTGATGTAAATGGTAGCGTGTTTAACTTTGTTGACGAGAGTGAATCTTATGGCGGAAGTACTGACACCTTTCAAGAATGATGTACAGAAGTTCCTTGAGGAACTGTCTAATGACTACACGGTAGAAGTAATTGCCGGTGTTATCAAGACTAAGGAAGGGTGGCAGCTGTGCGCAGGGTGGAGTCAGCTTGATAGCCTCGCGGAACTAAGGGGCCACCTGTTTAGTCTAATGATCCAACTACAAGAGGATGATGAATAATGGGAAAGTTTAATCTGAAGGAAGCACCTAAGTCTTCAGGCAAGGTACAGCTTCCTAAAGCCGGGGTATGCCCTGCCCGTATCGTACGGGTGATTGAGTGTGGTGTACAGGAGATCGAGTGGGAAGGCCAACTCAAGCGTAACCCTAAGGTAGCTATTACGTTTGAGACAGTCACCCAGAAGGGTGAGTTCAATGGTGAGAAGAAACCTTTCGTTGTTACCAAGGACTTCACCATGTCCAACCATGCTAAGTCTGGGTTGATGAAGTTCCTGAACGGGATTAACAAGGGTGAAATTACGTACCTTGATGAACTCCTTGATACGCCCTGTCTGGTTAACATCCAGATCGTAGAGAAAGGTGGTAAGCATTACGCTAACGTAGTCGGTGTTAACCCGCCGATGGAAGGTATGGATACCCCAAAGGCTTACAACGATCTGGTGTACTTCAGCTTCGATGAACCCACAGAGGAATCTGTGGCTAAGCTCCACAAGTGGGAGATTGATAACCGCATCACCAAGGCCATCAACTATGATGGCAGTGAGTGCCAGCGTGTTATTGAATCTACTGGTAATGCACCGGAGGCCGAGGAGGATTTCTCTGATGAAGAAAGACAGCCGTGGGACAACTGAGTTTAAACCTAAGCTAGAGGAAATGGTTGACAAACACCGTGTAAGCAATGCGTCAAGAGGTAAGCCTAAGCGGGATGGGTTAACACTAGGAGAGATAAGTGGCTGGGAACCGAAAGAACTACGAAAGGATAGCGTTGATAGACTGTGATGTTATAGTCTACCAGTGCGCTTTCGCTAGTCAGGGCGTTACGTATCTCCAGTTGGCAGAGGATTCTGAGGTGATTAACTTCACCTCGGAGTTCTTTCCAGAAGCTACAACAGAACTCCACTGGACTGCCAGCGTAGGCAACCTGCACACGTACATTGACATGACAGTTGAGGGTATCCTCAGGGCTGTCAAAGCCACAGACCACAAGTGCTACCTAACTGGAACTGGTAACTTCAGGGAAAAGGTTGCTACTTGGGGTAAGTACAAGGGTGGTAGGGGTGCTAA